GCTGATGCTATGTACTGGAACTCAAAGGGAGATGCCAGTAAACTTACCGCCTATTACGCAGCTTGTGAAAAAGTAAAATCTGATAATCCTAAACCTTAATGTCAATTCTTCTACCTACTCCTAACATACCTAAGCCCTTAGACGTGCCTAGCATCGAGTTTAAGCCCCCTTCAGCTCGTATACCATCATATCGCCCTATGGTAATTCCTCCGGCTGATCTAGAGGCTCCTGAAGAGGTAGAACCAGAAAAGACAACAGAACAACCTGAACCACCTAAACTTAAGATTCCTGTATTGGATATTCAAATGCCTATACCGGAAACAGCAGTGGTGGTGACGGCTGTTACAACAGCTGTAGTAGCAGTAGCAACAACTACTGTTACTCAATCTTTATTTGAACCTATTAAAAAGAAAGTTCAAAAACAATTACAAGCTAAAGTCAACAAATGGAAGGAAAACAGGAAGAAAAAAAAGGACTCCTCTCCAAGCTAAAAGATGCTGCAGAAGATCAAGAACACCAAATCCAGATCCTTGGAACATTCGTTCGACTAGGTGTAGTTGTTTGGTCTGGATTTATTATAACTCTTAATTACGTAGATATACCCATGGTTAAGAAAGCTGGTAACTCAGATATTACCTTTGTAGCTTCAGTGTTTACGGGAGCACTTGCTACTTTTGGCTTGACTACTGGAAATAAGAGCAATGGTAAAACACCCGTCAATTGTCCAATGAACAAAAAAAAGGAAGAATGAAAAAATGGTTAATACTCTTCTTACTGTTATCACCCACGGTAGCAAGAGCAGAGTTAGTGACTCCAAATTTCACTCAAGGAAGCATGAACTCGACAACAACAACGACTCAAGAAATTACAGAGGAAATAACGATAACAACCTACGGATCAGCCTTAAACAAGTGGAGTGGGGACAATATAACCCATACCTCCACTTCGTCAGGCGGTATCGCAGATTCAGATTCGGTATTCAACATGACAACAGCTGGTTCAGATTTCACTTTAGAAATCGTAACAAGAGCCGCAAGTCAAGTATTAGAAGTACAAGAAATCGACAGAACAATCGAAACTACTGCTACTACTACCTCCTTATCGGTCTTCTCTCAATAGCACCAGTCCGTGCAGAAGATGAGACAAATAATGTAAGCAACCCCGTTGCGGCTGCGACGGGAAATGTCACCAACCAAGCGGTGCAATTCCAGAATAATGGAGCACCAAGTCGTCAGGTTATGGGGCCAAACATATCTTGTAATGGTTCTACCATGACATTCAGCCCATTTTATATGGGTAATCATACAACACCATACGATGATGTAATGTCTCAACAAAGCTATACTGTAGCTGAAAATTGGGGTATGCAATTAAATTTTATGGTGCCACTTGATAAACGTGGTCTTGAGCAATGCCGTCAAATGGCGGCTCGCCAGGAAGAAAAAATGAAGTTAAATTACGAACTTGTCCGTATTGACAATTGTGCTAAACTTCAACAAAAAGGCTTTATGCTTCTTCCTGGTTCACGTGTGTATAATCTTTGTAGTGATGTAATACCTATATCCTCTTGGACAAAAGCACAAGCTAAAGTTTTAAAATGCATATCGCCGCCTACCCCTTGGTATAAACCATGGGCTAAATCTAAACAATCTAAATGCACTATGAGTACTCTTTCAGATATAACAGCTAGAGAAGCTGCAGAGAAAAAAGCTAAAAAAACAGCAAAGAAAACTACTACTAAAGAAACCACTAAAGAATAATGATCCTTATTAAACCCATCCTCATGGCATTCTTAACATCGAATGCTGTTAAAGAATTAGTTATTTCTCTATTAGAAGCATATGCTAATTCAACTGATAATACTATTGATGACCAAGCAGTATTATTAATTAAGAAAAATTTATTTCCTGGACTTAAAGACTAATGACTAAGGCAGCAGAAGAAGACTTTAACCAATTACATAACCTTGTCACAAATGAATTTCTGAAGCGTGTTAAAAGCGGTGAAGCTTCTACTGCTGATCTTAAAGCAGCATGTGACTGGTTAAAAACTAACGACATCACTGGTGTTGAATATGAGGGTAGTCCTTTAGATAAATTATCTAAGGTAATACCTACAATAGATCCTGAACAAGTAAAACGGAGAATGTATGGGACAATCAAAAACCTCTAAGCACTATGCCAGTAATAAGGCATCTGCAGCTAAACACTCAAGAGATAATAGCCCTGGAGGTAAACATGCCCACTCCAAAGCATATAAACGTGAGCATTCAAGAGCTAGAGCCCAATTAGGAATTAAAAAAGGTTCTAATATGGATGCTTCTAAACAACCGGACGGTTCGTATAAAAGAGAATCACGAAGTACTAATAGAGGTAGAGGCGGAGGTCAGAGGAGGTAGATATGTCTAAACTTATCCTCCCTAATGCTGCAGAAACTGTAGAATTAGGATCAGAACTTATACGTGATAGAATATTAGAACGTATTACAGAATTAGAAAATGAAAGAAGAGGATTAACAAAAGGTGTAGGTCCAAAAGGTAAAGCACTTAAATCCATAGATTCTGCTTTATATAGATCATTAAGTAAAATTAGAAGTCAATTAAAATCTTTAAGACGAGGTTTAGGTGGTTTATTGACTATGGACCCCGATGCTATAGTTAATCCTAAAACCAAGGAAACTTGGGGTATGTTAGTAAAAGAAATTGTTAATGAAAATATAACAGGACAAGCTTTAGCAGATAGATTTAAAAAATTTGGCTCTTTTGTTTATACTAGTTCTAATGTTCAAAAAGGTAAAGTCGGCCATCATAGAACAGCTTTAAATATACTTAGAGATATATTACAAGATAAACCTTTTGAGTTTAGATCTAAATTTAAAGATTTAGCTAGTAAAGCAGGTTATATGATAGGGGAAGAGTTTATTGATTTTATTGACCCAGCTTCTCATAACTATTTCTCTACAAATGTTGAAGGGGCATTATTAAAAAAATTAGGTATAAAAGATAAAAAACTACTTCCTCCAAAATTAGTTGAAGCATTAGCAGATAGATATGCACATGCATTACGTTTTGGTAGTGGAGCAGGTGTCGAAGTACCAGCTGATTTTTTAAAACAAAATGTTAATGTTGATAGTTTATTTGCATTTGCTCGACCTTATTTAGAAGGTGCTAGGCGTGGTGCTGATGCAGCTTTAGAATTAGATGCAGTTATTTCTGGAGATAATTGGGAAACTGCCGATGACTTAATAGAAGCAATTAATAAAATTAAGATAAGAGATACTAGTGATTTATTAGATTGGAGAGGGAACCCTATATTTAGACAAACTAAAACATCTAAAGTAGGTAAAGCTTCTGCGTTAGGTCAAAATAAGATTTTATTAACAGAAGGTGTAGATCCAAGTGATATATCGGATGAGTTTTTAACTAAAAACCATTTATTTAGAAATACACTTCAACCTGTTTTTCAAAAAGTAAAACAAGTAGAAAACTTACCTGGTGTAAAACCTACTTTAGAAGTATTAGATACTGTTAGAAAGAATCCTGTAGTTGCAACTGTTTCTACACTACCAGTATTATCTGCATTTGATATTGCTGAAGCAGCAGGATCTGGAACTAAATTAGTACAGAATAAATGGGATCCAGATGCAAAAATAGGTGAATTAGAAAAACAAGTAGAACAAGCAAAATTTCTATCTGGAGCTAGTGGAGTTGCCTCTTTAACTCCAGCTGCTCTAGTAATGGCACCAACAAGTTTAATTTCTGGTGCATCTGCTTTAATTTTAGAAAATAGACTTAAGAGAGAAAAAGATAAACGAGATTACATAAAGATACTTTCTAGTCCTCCTAGAGCGGTGATAGCTAATACTTCTGATGGTGTAGCTGAAATAAAACAACGTAAAAGGAATATATTTGAATTAACTAGTGATAAGTATCAAGAATGGTTAAATAAATGAATAGCAATCTAACCGCCTTACAAGAAGACTTCAAGCTCTTTCTACAAGCCTTGTGGCATGAGCTTGATCTACCTTCACCTACAAGAGCTCAGTATGCTA